TGATGATTTTGAAGATGATGAGGACTAGGTGATACAGATGTTAAAAGCAAGATTTATAGATAAAATCTTGGAAGTTATGGCAGATGAAGCTGAAAGAATTTATATAGATAAAAAAGAAGTTTCTGTTTATTTTAAAAATAGCAGAGATGTAGAAGGTAATGCAGAAATATTAAAACATATCTACACTCTACAACTTAATAAGGTTGTGGAAGATTATAGAGTTTCCATTGATTATGAATTAAAAACAATAGAAATACATAGAAAATCTAGCTTTGTATGTTTAAGAAATTTCAAAAGCTGTGATAATAAGATTTGGACTGCTATTCTGGAAGAAATAGAAGAAGATAGAAAGGAAATGGAGGGAGAAAATGCACTGTAAAGTATTTCAAAAATGGGTAAATGTTATAGTTTTTCCTGAAGATATAAAGCTAATAGATGCTGTTGAAGTTATCCAAAAGTACATAGAAATGGAGGCTAGAAATGGAAATAAAAGAAAATAAAAAATTTGCAAAAGTAAATATGAGAGATGTAATTAAACATAAAATTAAATGGGTATTTAAGATTTTATGGCTATGTCTTAACTATCCATTTGATAAATTATTAGAATGGATGTGATATTTATGACAGGAAAAGAAAGAATTGAAATTAAACTAAACCTAGCAAAAGAAAATTTAAAAGAAGCAAATGAAGAATATTACAAAATAGGAAAAGAAAATAGACCAGTTGCTGAAGGACATGCTTATGCAATGGTTAGATATTATCAAGGTGTAGTTGATACTTGCAAATTTGTATTAGAACTTTTAGAAAAAGGTGATTAAATGGGAGATTATAAAATCAGTGTAGAAGAGGCTGTTGCTTTATCAAATGGAGAATTAAATAAAGATGATGTTTATAGCTTAATTCAAGCTAATGAAGTTCCAGGTTGTATTTATGTGAAAAAGAATGAAGAAAAAGAAAGAGGAAAATATTTAATATTAAAACCTCACTGGTTAAACTTTTTATCTGGAAAAAGCTATAAAAAAGAAAAAACATCTGCTACTACCGACCAAAGTATTACAGATGTTTAAGTTAAAAGATTCAAGTATTCAACTTTTTTGATACTTGAATTATACATTAAATTTTAAATAAATTCAAGGAGGAAATAAATGGAAATTGAAAAAAGAAACTTATTATTAAATTTTATTGAATTATCAGGAAGAGAAGGTTTAGTTGAAAATAAAGTAATTAGTCAAAAAGAAAAACTATTTAAAATATTAGGAGAAGTTGAAAAAGTTCTATTATCAACTAATAATAGTAAATTAAATGTTGAATTAGAAAGTGCTGTTACTGATGTTATAGAACTAACACAACATCAATATTTTGAATATGGAAGAATAGCAAATGTTATTGAAGAGGATTATCAAGAAAATTATGATCCTTTTAAAAGAATTGATGAAACAGTAAAGGAGTAGATAAAGATGAATGAATTAATAAAAATAGAAGTTAGAAATAATCAACAATTAGTAAGTGGTAGAGAACTTCACAAGTTTTTAGAAGTAGGAACAGAATATATGAAATGGTTTAGTAGAATTATAGAGAAATATAATTTTATTGAAAATAAAGATTTTACCGTAATCGTCAAAAATGACGAAGACGATACAGCTTTTGGTGGAATAAGAAAAAGCACAGACCACTTAATGACATTGAATATGGCTAAGGAAATTGCAATGGTATCTAACACAGAAAAAGGAAAAGAAGCAAGAATATATTTTATCAAGTGTGAAGAGGCTTGGAATAGTCCAGAAATGATATTAGCAAGGGCTAATCAAATTCAATCACATATGATAGAAGATTACACTAAAAAAATTGAATTTCTTGAAAATAAAGTAAAAGAGGATAAGCCAAAAGTATTGTTTGCAGAATCAGTAACTGCTTCTAAAACTTCAATATTAGTTGGAGATTTAGCAAAAATTATAAAGCAAAATGGAATTGATATAGGACAAAAGAGATTATTTGAATGGATGAGAGAAAAAGCATATTTAATAAAAAGGCAAGGATCTGATTACAATATGCCAACACAAAAATCAATGGAGCTTGAATTGTTTGAGATAAAAGAAACAGCAATAACTCATTCAGATGGACATATTTCGGTAAATAAAACGCCAAAGGTTACAGGTAAAGGACAAGTATATTTTATTAATAAATTTTTGAGATAAAGAAAGGAGGAATATGGAAGAAAAACTTATTGAAGAAATTAAAAAAAGAAATCAATTAAATGAAATGGAATTAAAAACAGAAGTAGCAGATATGAAAAAAGAATTAAAACGCTTATCAGCAATAATTTTTGTAAATACTATAACTATTTCAGTTTTAGCTACTGCTATTTTAATTTCAATTCTTAAATAATGCTATTACTAATAAAAAAGGAAAGGTGGTATATGAAACAAAAATCAAGAAAATATAAAAGATACATAAGAAAACAAATAAAAAAACAGCTCCAAACTACTGCGAATAGTTTAGAGCAAAAAATAAGTGGAACAATAGGTACTAATCTTCTAAAAGCTCTTGATGATATTTCTTAAGCATAAGTTTCACAGTTTTAGTAGAAATTTCTGCAATTTTAAAACCTATTTCTTTAAAAGTACCTTCAGTTTTAAAATTTTTAGTTAATTCATCAAGAGTTTCTTTGGCAATTTTATCAAAGTCAATATCTTTTTTCATAATAATCACCTCCTTAGAGATGATTATAGCACAAAAGAAAGGAGGAATATGGAAGAAAATTTAAAAATATAACAATTAATCAAGGAGGTGGAAGATATAGGACTTTTTATAACTTTAATAATTATAACAAGTTTAGGTTATGTTTCAGAATGTAAGGAAAAAGCTAAGAGAAAGTACATTATCAATTTTATTAGTTTGGGTATTCTTCTTCTTTATGTTTTTTATCTTTATAAGTAATGCTTATTTAATTGAAGAAAGTTAAAAAAATAACAAGGAGGGATTTATGTTAGTTTATGTATCACACCCAAATACTGGGGAAGAAGATAAAAAAATAGTTGAAAATTTCATAAAAGAAAACTTAAAAAAATATAAAGATGTTACATTCATATCACCAATACACACATTAGATTGGCAATATGGTGAAAATACTCAACCCTCAAAAAAAATGAATGATCATGTTGAACTATTATCAAAATGTGATGTCATTGTTATGAAAACATTAAAAGATGTTATGCACTATCCTGAATGCTTGTTAGAAGCAGGATATGCAAAAGGTAAAGCAATTTCTTTTGTACTATGGAATGAATTTGATAAGTACATGAAAAGATTTGATGATGATTTTGAAGATGATGAGGACTAGGTGATACAGATGTTAAAAGCAAGATTTATAGATAAAATCTTGGAAGTTATGGCAGATGAAGCTGAAAGAAT